TGCTGCACTACGACAGCGTGCTGGCGCGCTTCCTGAAGAACCCGCTGTGGAATCGCAAGGTCTTTAAAGCCATCATCGCGTGGCCCGAGCGCATGGACCTGTGGGAGCAGTTCGAGGGGCTGCTGCTTGGCGCCGAGACGCCCCAGCAGGGCGAAGCCGCTGCCTTGGCGCTGTACCGTGAGCAACAGGCCGAGATGGACAAGGGCGCGGTGGTGAGCTGGCCCGCGCTGCGGCCCATCCACAAGCTCATGATCCGCCGCGCGCGTGAGGGCCACAGCGCCTTCGACAGCGAGCAGCAGAACGACCCGGTGGCGGGCGAGGACGCACCGTTTTGCAACAGCATCCGCTTCTGGGTCAACCGCCTGGCCGAGTGGGTGTTCTACGGCGCGGCCGATCCGTCACTCGGCAAGGCCGGCAACAGCCGCACGCTGGGCGTCTTGGATGTGGTCGAGGCCAAGATCAAGAAGCGCACGCCCGACCGCATCATCAGCGACATCATCGAACTGCAGCGCGAGTACTGCTGCATCGTTTGGGGTGTGGAATCGGTGCAGTTCCAGGAGTTTCTGCGCACCGAGCTGGTCAAGCGCAGCGCCCAGTTGGGCGTGCCCGTGCCAGCACGCGGGCTGCTGCCTATATCCGACAAGCTGCTGCGCATCGAGAGCCTGCAGCCGCACATGCACAACGGGCTGATTCGCCTGCACAGCAGCCAGACCACGCTGGTGGACCAGTTCCGCCACTTCCCCAAGGCCGACCACGACGACGGCCCCGACATGGTGGTGATGCTCTGGATGCTGGCCGTCACGGGCGGCGTCGCCGCCATGGCCCAGGGCGGGAACGCCGGCAACCAGCAGACCGCGCGCGAGCGATACGGCCGCACGGCGCAGCGCATGTTCAGAAATGGCACCTGACCCGATGACCGAAGAGCACGAAAACCTGCTGATCATCCGTGGCCACATTGCTGGCCTGCCGCTTGCCGACCGCAGGGGCATCGCCCAGGCCGCGCAAAAGCTGCGCGAGGTCATTGCCCATCACAACGACCACGGCCTTTTGGCGCTCGCCCTCGTGGGCGCCGAGCTGGCCGCGAAGGACTGACACCATGGGACTTTTGAATCGAATGATGGAAGCCATCGGCCTGGCGCCGGCTGTGCCCGTCGCCCCGGTGCGCGAGGCAGCGGCCGTCCAGGGCAACAACGAGCCCGGCTGGCGACGCCTCTCCGGCGACGGCCTGCACAGCCAGAACGAGCGCGACCTCGAACCCATGGCGCAGGAGCGCATGCAAAAGCTGGCCGAGCACCTTTGGCAGAGCAACCTGCTCGCCAACCGCCTCACCGAGCTGCCACTGGCCTACTTGCTGGCTGAGGGGGTAGCGCTGCAGTGCCAGGACGAGGACCACCAGAAGCTCCTCAATGCCTTTTGGTCCGACCCCATCAACAACTGGCCGCTCAAGCTCGCCCCGCGCGTGCGGGCGCTCAGCCTGCTGGGTGAGCAGTGCTACATCACCCACGTGCGTGATGGCGACGGCTTTGTGCGTCTGGGCTACCTCGACCCGCGCCAGATCGCCACCGTGGTGAACGACCCCGAGAACCCCGAGCAGCCCATCGGCGTGGTCACCAAGCGTGACAAGCGGGGCAAGGCCTACAAATACCGGGTGGTGGTGCTGGGCGAAGACGCCGAGCTGTTCAGTACCAACACCACCCGCATCCGGGCCGAAGACTTTGCCGATGGCGAATGCCTGCTGTACCAGGTCAACAAGTTCCCCAACGGCAGCCGGGGGCGCAGCGACTTGTTGCCGTCCATGGACTGGCTGGATGCGTACGACAACTTTCTGTTCGACGAGCTCGACCGCATTGGCTACCTGCGTACCTTTGTCTGGGACATCACCCTGCAGGGCGCCGACCAGGCCGCTATCGACAAGGCCCAAAAGGAATTCGTGCCACCGGGCCCCAACAGCCACTACGTGCACAACGATTCGACCAAGCTCGAAGCCAAGACGCCCGACTTGCAATCGGCCGACACCACGGCCAGCGCCCGGATGATTCGCAACCACGCCCTGGGCGGCAACACCATGCCCGAGCACTGGTTTGGCGGTGGCGGCGACGTGAACCGGGCGGCCGCCTCCGAGATGGGCGAGCCCACGTTCAAGATGTACAGCATGCGCCAGGGCTTTCTGAAGTTGTGCCTGGAAGAGGTAGGACGCTTTGTGCTGTGGCAGGCAGCCAGGGCGCGCGGCCATACCCCCGATTGGTCCGAGGACAAATGGCAGGTATCGGCGGTGTTCCCCGAGCTGCTCAACCGCGACGTAACCAAGTTCGCCTCAGCCATGACATCGGTGGTGCAGGCGGTAACGCAGATGATCGACGCCGGCCTGTTGACCGAGGAGACGGCGCTGAAGATCGTGGCCGACGTGGCCCAGCGCTTCGGGCAGGACTTCGATGCCAAGACAGAGCTTAAAGCGGCCCGTGCCGAGCAGCAGGCGCGCAAGAAGGCCCAGGCGCAGGCGGACAACTTCAACCTGTCCGCCGACCTGCGCGCCCAGTTGCATGCGGGCCAGGCCAGGCCGCTGGTTGCGGGGGATGCCCAGGCGTGACACCCGAGCAAAAGCGCTACGAGGCCGCGCTCAAGGAGCACCTGGCCGAGCGTGCGCGGCTGCTCATCGGCGCCAACCAGCGCGTGGTGGCGCTCCTGCGTGAGGCGCTGGCGCAGATAGGCGAGCAGCTCGCTGCGCAGCCGGCCGACTGGCGCCAGTGGCAGCTGACCCGCCTGCGCGAGGAGATGAGCGTGGTGCTGGCCGCCACCGGCCAGCAGGCGGGCACGGCCGCCGACCAGGCGCTGCGCGCTGCCTGGCAGCAGGGCGAAGACCTGGTGGACAAGCCCCTGGCCGCTGCCGGCCTGGGCGTGGAGATGCGCCTGGGCGCGCTGGATGCGCGCGTGCTGGCCGCCATGCGCGTCTTTGCCCACGAGCGCCTGGCGAACGTGGCGGCCGAAGCCGTGGGCAAGATCGGCCAGCAGCTGGGCCTGGTCACCATCGGCGCTGTAACGCCGTTCGAGGCCATCAAGGCGGTGCAAAAGCTCTTGGGCAACGAAACGGCCCAGCGCGCCACCACCATCGTGCAAACCGAAGTGAGCCGCGCCTTTGCCGTGGCCGCGCAGGATCGCCTGGAGCAGGCCGCACCCCTGGTGCCAGGGCTGCAAAAGCAGTGGCGCAGGAGCGGCAAGGTGCACAGCCGCTGGAACCACGACCTGATCGACGGCCAGGTGGTGGACGCGGACAAACCGTTTCGCGTGCCCAACCCTGGCGGCGGCATCGACCTGATGCAGTGCCCGCACGACCCCAAGGCGCCGCCCGAGCAGGTGATCCGCTGCGGCTGCATTGCCATTCCCTATATGAAGAGCTGGGCTGTGGCTACGCCTGGGGCCAAGCCGTTTTCTGAGCTGGAGCTGCGCCTGGATGGGAGGAAGGCGGCGCTTGACCAGGCGGCGAAGAAAGCGGGGCGGCGGCTGGAGTGATGGCCTGGCCGGAAAGTGCGCTACGCCGCTTTAAACCGGTTCGGGGCGGCTACCCCCTGGGGATTTCGGCTGTCCTGCCCTGTCTGGCGATTTAAAGTGGGTTTAAAGGTATATCAACCGTCGGCCGGTTGTAGCAGTTGGCATTGCCATGAAGGGGTGGAGCTATCAACAATAGCGGTTGTTAACAACCAAGGTATTGCATGAAACCTGAATCTCTTGAAAAACTCCGCCTGATTATTGAAGACGAAGTGCCCGCAGTCGGGCGGCAATTTATCTACAAAGATCACTTTGCCATTGGATGCTATCTGCATGCTCAGGGGCACAAGGAAGTTGGTGAAAAGCTGTGTCGCGAAGTTCTCTCTGAACTGGGCTATGAAGGGCGCAAGACCTATTTCATCAATGTGCTGCAGAGCTTGGAGGGCAATGAAGTTGCGTATTCACTCGACATCCAACCTCATTCAGAGGTCAACTCACTGGTGAGAAATGCAGCAAGACAGTAGAGTGTTTAATAGGTCATCGATTCCGTTCTGATGACTACGCCAACCTAAGGCCAGCACATGCTGGCCTTATTCATTTGTGCCTCTCTCGGCACAGTCACTCCATCCCAACGCCGCGCTGTGCGGCCCACTTGATGGAGTGAACAATGTCCGAGGACAAGACCAAAGAAGCCGCTGCGGCCAAGCAGATGACCGCCGCTGAGGCCGCCAAGCGCGTCAAGTGCAAGACAGCCGGGG